CCACGGTCGTTCCGTTGACCTTGATCGGACAGGTGGCCGCGCCCGTTGTGGCCACGATGCAGCCGCCGAGGTTGGAGGCGAGCCCGGCCATGAAGGTCTCGTCGCCGCGCATCTCGATCGCGAAGAGTTCCTGCGCGGCCGTGGGGATACCAGCGAGGCTGCCGTAGAAGCGAGCGTCGCCCACCGCGAGGGCCGAGGTGGTGGCGGATACCCCAGCGGTCTGGATGCTGGGGCCAACGGCGTTCCGCGCGATCAGGAACCAGGTGTATGGGGTGGAGGCCGTCAGCGCGGTGTCGGTCCAGGTTAGCCCCGTCACCGTGGCGATCTTGGTGGCCGATCCGAACGACGCGCCAGAGCCCGGCGCGCGCCAGATTTCATAGCCGGTGACGTTGTCGGCCGTGGTGTTTGCAGCCCAGGAGATTTGCGTCTGCTGGATGCTGGCAGACACTGCCAGCCCGGTCGGTGTGGATGGAACGCCGCCGGCTCCCGTGCCATACCCGGCGCCGTTTGGCGTGACGGTATAGGCCGTGCAGGTCGAAAGATCCTGAACACCCAGGCCGTAGACGTTGAAGCTCTGGAATTTCAGATAGATCGTCTTGCCGATATAGTCGGCCGGCAGATCATATTTAAAGATCGCGCCGTCGAGCCGGGCGATGCCGGACCCGCTGGCGTGCGAAGCTGGGGTCGATCCATACAGCCCCCGGTAAAGGTCGGTGCAGTCGAACGCGTACGTTCCGGTCGGTGTCACGGTCTGGAACGAGACGAACTCGCCATCAACATAGCAGAGGTTGGCGCCGGCAGCGGCATCGTCGGCAGAGCTGGCGCTGATCAGTTCTGCGGCGCTCAGGGTTAGGTCAGCGCTGAGAGTATGGACCGCATCCGGGTTGGTGCCGACGAAGCTTGCGAGTGATGCGCCGAGGACGCCCATGCGGGCGGGCTGGCTGATCGTGTCGGTGAGCTCGACATAGGTCGCGTCGTCGGTCGAAATCCAGACGTAACAGCCACCCCAGAGCGGATCGGCCGTGGTGCCATTGCCCCCCGACACTGCCGCCCATACCTGCGGAGTGCTGGCGAGCGTCGATGGCGGTTCGAACAGGATCGGCGTGTTGATCGCGCTCGCGGCAACGCCGGTATCGACGTTATTGCCGGCGATGGCCTGGGTCGGGATGGACGGCACACGGCCCATGGCATCATCCCATTCGAGCCCGGTGATATCGAACGTGTCGTCGTCATTCTCCGCGACCTCGTCGACCATCATCGCGATCGTTCCGAGATGCGCGTCGATGGCGATCAGGATATCGCCGAGCTCGACGCGCATAAACTCTGCGCCCAGGCGAAACGTGAAGGAGTTCCGCACATAGGCACCGCGCTGCGCGCTCAGCGCGAGCATCGACTGGGCCATGTCGTGCGAAGTGACTTCCTTTGCGTCCGTCGCGCTGTCTTGGTTCGGCCCGAACTGCGTGACCAGCGATAGATCCTGCCACATCACCGGCAGATCGTTGTATTGGTTCGCCTTGTTGGCGATCGTGATCGAGACGATGTTCTTGCAGTCGGCCGGATCGGCGCGGCTCATCCTCACCGGGTCTTCATTGCCCGTCGTGTCGCTGACGAAATCGCGATCGGTTAGCGTGTAGGCCACCGGGAAGCTCGGCAGATACGTCACGCCGTTCGCCGTTATCGTCTCGGTACCATACGGCAGCAATTTCAGGCTGTAGCCGGTGAAGCACGGCGCGGTGTTCGTCAGACGCATCCACCGATCGAAAATATCAGACGCCGCGGTCTGGCTGGCGAGGATCGGCGAGAATCCCCAGCCGTTGGCGCGGCAATAGGTCTGGAAGGCATTGTCGCCCGTCGTCGTGGCAGCGGCAGTCGAATAGAGGGTATCGGTGTCGATGAAGCTCATATCGAACCCGACGCCGATCGTCGGATCAGACAGGAAATCCTCGATCACCAGCGCGATGTCGGCGTCGTTTCCGCCAGTCCACGAAGCGCTATTCCAGCGCAGCGCCTGCAACTCGAAACTATGCTGCGAGAGCGTGTTCGAACTCCCGAGATCGTAGTTAGCGACGGCCACATGGGCGATGCCGGGATAACCACGGGCCTGGTCAGGATGGTTGGTGGTGAGATAGCCCCATGGCGCCTGCGGCGTCGTCCCGGTGAACAGCGTCATGCCGAGCTTCGAAAGAGTCGTCAGCTCCTTGTCTTTGTAGACCGTTCCAACGCCGTGGATCGGCCCCCAACAGAGCGCCATCTCGATGCTGCCGGAATAGGTATAGGTCTTGCTGCCCTTGCCGCCGCCGCCTTTACCGCCGGCGCTATGGGCGTGCGGTTGGAAGTCCCCCTGCCAGATGATGTTCGGGGCGCCGCGGTTCTCGCCCCACGCGATCGGGATCGCCAGATTGCTCGAGGATGTCTGAACCGAAAGCCCGGTGAATTGCGGCCCTTGCGCGCCGGTCTTTTTGCCGAGGAAGCTCATTTCAGCGCTCCCAGAATGAGTAGACGCGCATCGGCTTGTCGCTCATCGGCGTGCCGGTGACGTCGCATTCGACAACGAAGCGTTCCGGCGCGAAGGCGTGCACGATATTCGGCCATGCTGTGACGATCGCGCTGTGCGAGAACGTGCGACCCCATCGCCACATGAGGATATCACCCGGCGCCGCTCGGAAGTCCGAGCCGCGCTCGACCAGTTGGCGGTCGCCGTCATCAATGCGAGCGCAATATCGTTCGACGACTGCGAGATAACGTTCTTCATCGCGATGAAGGTGCCAATCCGGCGCGTAGTCACCTGGCGCGAAACGATCGATGAGTCCTGCAGCGACGAACGTTTCGATCAGGATATTCGCACAATCGCAGCACTCGCCGAGCGTCGCGCCGCGGTGACGATATGGTGTTCCTACCCAGCGCCGCGCCTCGGATACCACCGCGGCGCGCTGCGCTATTTCTGCTGGAGAGCACATCGCTAGACGGCCGATTCCGCTACCGGGATCAGGTCGAATCCTTTGAAGAAATCGAGAAACGACCCGCCGTGGAAATCCTCGCACCGCGCGATCGTGCCAGGACAGCCCTCGAAGGCGGTGAAGGTCTGGCCGATGATGGGAAGGAAGTCGAGCGGTGAAGCCAGATATAGGCCCGTGCCGTCGGTCTTCTGGATCTTGCGCACCCGAGTGACGGAATCGCCGTTATCGATGTGGACCATGCCTTCGACATAATTGGTGGTCGCGCTCGCCCAGGGCAGGAAGCTCGTTGTTGGCGTGCCTGATGCAATCGTGACCAACGTCGCGAACAGATCGCGATCGACGCCGCATGCCGCGTCCCCCCACACATTCTTGCAGCGCGAGGTGAACAACGAGCGCGGCATCTGCCGGTCGAGGACATTGAAGGCCGATTTGACGTTCAGCGTCGCTGTCTGGCGCCCGACATCAGTGAGGTTGGTCAGGGTGCCGTTGAACCACGGCATTCCGCCCAGCCATGGATAGGACAGGTCGGCGCCCCATTCCGAGGCGATGAAGCGATCGCGCTTGATTGTCGCGCCGTCCAAATAGCCGAGCAGCAGCGCGCGCGGCCAGGAAAGCCGGCCCTGATATTCGTTCTCGTTGGTGTAATCGAGCTGGATCTGTTGCGAGTCGACATGAACGCCGATCTTGGTGTGCGATTTCAGGCCCTGAATAAGGACTGTGCGCGACTTATAGGTCTGGCGAACCGAACCGCCGAGTGGCACGACGGTGACGTCGCGCCGGGCGTTGGTGTAATGGAGGGGACTCCCGACCAGTGGCGTGATGGTATAGCAGTCGGCATAGACGAACGTCCGCGACGCAAGCGTCGCAATCACTTCAGCTTCGGTATGGCCGGGCTGGGCCGTGATGGGCCTCACGCGAGCAACTCGCTGTGGAAGGTGAGGCTTTTCAGTTCCCATAGTTGCGACGCGAACTTCGAGAAGTCGGCGATGTCGATGTCGAAAAAGCAGGTGTAGAAATACTGGAAATCCGCGGTCAGGCGCGTGCCATTGGCCGGTGCCGATCCGAAAACGATCTTGTTCGGCATGGTCACGACGTAGGCGGCCGGGTCGACCAGATAGGTATAGCTGATCACCGCGCTCGCGCCGTGCTGCGCGGAATTGAAGGTGTAGACCCCTGCTGCGACCGCATATTGCATCGCGCCGGGCGCCCCGGCCACTTTGGTCAGTGGCGTCCCGCTGATCGTGACGCCCTGGTCGCTGGTGAACGCTGCCGCTTGCGCCACGGTGACCGTATAGGGGCCGGAGGCGGGGATAGTCGCCGCTTCGTCGACGCCACCATAAACGTTGATTGCGTTGGCCACGTCGACCTGGCCGACCGGCTCCGAATAGGTCGCGATCCATCGCATGAAATCGAACTGCAGGGTCACGCCGTCGCCGGTCGCAAGCACCGCGCCCGTTTCGGCATAGCCGTCCCGGTCCTTGAACAGGAAGGGGAGCGCCTTGCCCTTGGCGTTGCAGAATGCGCCCTCAATCAGGCGCAGCGCCGAGGTGGCGCCGGAATAATCCTCGAGGAACGAGAAGGTGAGCTCGAAATTCCAGCGCGGGTAATCGGCCAGCGCCAGACGCGTCGAGTTGAGCGAGGTACTATCACTCACGCGCGTATTGAATTGCGGCTTGCGAGCGATCGGGAAGGTCAGGCCCCGCATGAGCGGAGGACGATCGAGCGCCGCAGGCCGCGTCGGATCGATCGTGGAATTGCCGAAACCGGGCAGGGTGGCTGTTACCATGATTTCCTCTGGCGGGACGGGAAACAGGGATTCGAGCATCATCAGCGGCGCACGGACGTGGCTGTAACCACCGATCAGTGGCTCGTTGACGCCGAGAGATGCGCGAACGTGACTATATCCGCCGATCAGCGGCTCATTGAGCGCCAGCGGCGACAGCGCCTGGGCATAGCCAGCGAGCGCGGACTCGCTGATGATCTCCGTCGCCCGAAGTTCGGACATCAGGCCTGAACCTTCTCGCCGATCTCGAGCGCGTTGAGGTCGGCGCCGGTATAGCCGACGCTGGTCGCCGGGTTGAGCTCCAGCAGATCCTTGTAGAAGGTGAAAGTTTGGTTGGTCAGCTGGTCGCCGCCCTCGGTCAGCGTCGCGCCAGACTTGATGAGGTTTCGCACCGTCCGCTGTGTCGCGTCATCCTGCCGGTAGGCACCACTGACCTGAATACCGAAGACCATTGGGGCATTGATGATCGACTCGATCGTGAAGAGTGACTTGTCGCCCGCGGTGCCGTCATGGATATATTTGGTGTCGTCGAGGTTTGTATTGAGCAGTGACTGCCATGCGGTCGCCGCAGGCGCCGAGCCGCCGATTGCCCAGTTCTGCGGCGTCGAATTTCCGGTGACGAACTGCGTCATCACGCGGCAATTGCCGAGGAAATTGTTATTTTCCGCGCCCGCTGTGTCGCAGAAATAGAGGTCGTCGAAGCCATAGGCGGCGCGCTGGGCAACGCCCCAATTATAGAAGCCAACGCCAATCATATCGTAGGTCGAGTTCGCCGTGGCCTTGGTGTTCGCCGAGACGATGCTGATCACGGTCTTGGTGTTGACGCGAACTTCTACAGCGCCGGAAGATGGGTCGACCTTACATCGCGCCTCGGCGTAGAAATATTGATCCTCCTGGAAGATCGCGACTGCCGTCTGCGCCAGCATCGTGCCGCTCGATGGCAAGCCGCGCCAAACTTGGATGATGCCGTTCTGATAGAACAGCACGGTGATCTGCGGCGAATCGGTCAGGCCGTCATGGAAGACGAGAATGCCGCCGATCTGATTGCTGACCCCCGTACCGACATAGACGGCAAGCCCCGCATAGCCATCGGTCTCGGCTGTACCGATCGGGATCTTGCTGCCGTAGATACCCCCGCTCAGAAGCGTATTCGGAATCCACATCGCCTTGCCGAAATCGAACCGGCCAAGCGCGACGTCCATGCCGTTGTTCCAGTTGAAATACCCCTTGGCGCCATAGATTCGCGCCCGCTCCGTCGAACTCAGCCCGGCGGGCATGAAGTCGAAACCCTCAATGATACGGAGCGTCATTACATGCGGAACCCAGCGAAGTGACCCTCACGCTTCGCCTGCATAATCGCTTTGGCGAGCGCTGCGCGATTGCTGTAGATTTGGCTCGGCGTCGCGCGGCCCGAATGATCGTGATAATTGTAATTGTGCTGGGTCGTCATGTCGCCGGCCGCCTGACGCGACGGGCCGATGCCATTGTCGTTGATCGCAGCCATCAGCGCTTTATTGTCCGCGGCGGGGATGATGCGCTCGCCAGCGTGGATCTGGGCGATCATGTCGTTCGGCACCTCATTGGTCCCGACGGCGAGGGTAGCCATCGCGCCAAAGGCGGCGGCGGACGCAGCCATCGACGCGCCGAACGCCGGTGCCGTGAGGTCGATTGGGAACGGCGCGGCTGCCATCGAGGCGACACCGCCGGCGCCGGCCAGGCCGACGAGCACGGGCACTTGCGCAGCGGCCGCGGCGCGCTGAGCGATCGCGGCCGCAGCAAGGGAGAGCCCTTCAGCGGTCGCCCTGGCGGTTGCGCCGGCTGCGGTTGCCGCAGTCTTACCCGCCTCGGTCGCAACGTGGGCGCCCAGATGGATGCCGAGCAGTCCGAGCAGCTTCGCGAAGAAGCCGGTGCTCTCGACCCCGGTCCGCACCGCGACGCCGGTTGTGGTCGCCGCTGTCTTTGCGCCCTCAACTGCCGTATGTTGAGCGGCCTGGATCGCCAGTTGCGCGCGCTGCGCCGACGTCATGAATACGTGGGTGACGATCCAGTTGGTCACCATCTTGGTGAGCATTTGGTTGATCGTCCCCAGCAGGGAATTGTAGACGCCGGAAATGGCTTGCTGCCAGGTCTGGGTATAGCAGGTGACGCCGACTAGGCCGGAAACCGTCGAGCCGACGACGCCATCGATATAGCTGTGATAGGCCTGCTTGACGGCCAGGATATCCTGGATCGACTGCGCATTGGCCTGCGATTCCAGCCGCGCCTTCGCGTCGTAATAGTCTTTGTCGGCCTTCGCCTTCGCGGCGACGGCGTCCTTATATTGTTTCGAATCCTCGGTGTACGCCGTCCGCGAGCGCGCGACCTGGTCGGACAGCAAGGCATTCTCGCTGTTATAGGTCGTTTCGAGGTCTGCCAGTTCCTGAAGATTGAGCTGCTGATGCAGCTGGGCAAGCTTACGCGCGGTTTCGATCTCGCCGAGCGGGCTGCCTTGCTCCTTGTCTCGAATGGCCGCCTCGGTCGCGCCGGCATCCGTCTGACGAATCGCTCGCATCGCCGAGAGATGGGATTTCAGTTCCTCGAGTTGTTTTTTCTCGCCGTCGCGCTGCGCCTGGAACATCTGGTCCTGATGCTCGCGTTCAAGGCGCGCGAATTCGCGGTTCGCGTTGAGATATTCGGTCGATTGCTCGCCGAACTTCGATTTGATGTAGGCGAGCTTTTCAGCCCAATCCTTCTGCACTGCCGACCAGTTGTTATGGTCGGCTTCAATCTGGTCGTTGAGGTCGGCGAGGTGCTGCTGATAGCCTTGACGCGCGAGGGTCTTCTGAGCTTCGTAAATTTTCGTCTGAACCTCGAGCCACTCCTTCGAGCCCTTCTTGGTGAGGCCGACCTTGCCCTCCCAGAAGTCGAGTTCGCGCTGAGTCTGGTCACCGAAAAAGTCATTGCTCGCGATCTCGGCCGCGTGAAGCTGCTCCTGCCACTCGGACACAACGCTCGGGCCCTTGCTCTTCTTGCCCGCGCCGGCGCGGTCGGCGCCGAGTTTGCCGGCATCGGTTGCGGCCCTGTCAGCATCGGCCGGGCTCATCACCTGGCCCGCGAGCTTGGTCAGTTCGATCTGCTTGCTGAGATCGTCGATAAGCCCCTTGTTATGGGCGCGCTTGGCGACCGCCAGTTGGTCCTGCAGCACGGAGATCTTGTGCGCCTTCTCCACTTCCGGGATGAAGGTCTGATAGGCGCGCGTGTATTCCGCGAGTGCCTCCTTATCCCGCTTCACAGCCTCTGAATTCGCACCGCGCAGAGCGGTGTCGGCGACGATCGCTGCGGCAAGCTTTCCGGCCGACCCGAGGAGCTCGTCCCGCTTCGCCTGGTCCTGGCCTTCTGGAGTTGCGCCTGCGAGTGCGGCGCCGCCAGCGGAGGCCTGGTTGAGCGCCGCGAGGCTCTGGACGATCTTCGCTTGGCGTTGGGCCTGGCCCTCGGCCTGGCTGGTGATTCCAGCTCCAGAGAACCCAAACTGTTGGAAGATGGAAAGCTGTTCGTTGACCTTGCCGAGCCATGTCCACAGGTCGCTGAGTCGCGCGGTCATCTGCGAGAACTGGCCGGATAGACCAACACCTGATGCCTTCGCCTCATCCATGCGCTGCTGGAGAGCCTGAACAAGGGCGGTGACCGCACCATCCTTGTCGCCCATCGCGGACAGCGTCCGGATATGCTCCATCGTCGTGCCGTCCAGGATGCCGAGCGAAGCGTTGAGATCCTCTGCGCCCTTGACCGGATCCCGCATTGCCTCGGCCAGCGTTTTCTGCGCATCAGCCGCCTTTTCGCCGGTCAGCTGAGCGAATATCTCAACGTCCCCGGCAAGGCTGGTGACCGCCTCTTGTGACTTCACACCCGCAGCGGCGAACGCCTGCGCCGCTTCGGTCGACGCTCTGACCGATTGCTGGCTCCATTTGGAGGCGGCCTCGCCGGCCGCATTCAACTGCTGAGAACTGAGACCCGCCGCGGCACCGACGCCCAGCGTCGATGCATAGAGTTGCTTCTGCGCGGCATCGTATTGGACCGTTGCGATCGCCGCGCCGACCGTCACCGCCGCCACCGCAGCGATTGCCAAGCCGAGCGGCGACATCACCGCCGAAAGCGCCGCCGACGTTGCTTCGCCGCCGGCCAGCGCTTGCGTCAGGATCATCGCCGACCCCGCCATGCGCGACGTGCGGCCCTGCAGCGCTTCGTGGACGAGCACGAGTCCCTCGAAGGATGCGCGGCTATTGACCGCGTGTCCGGCCTCACTCTTGAGCGCGTTGATGAGTGGGCCGGCTTCGTCCGTCACGCCCATCTGGGCGGCTCGGTAAGCCAGCAGTTCCTTTCGGCTCAAGCCTTGCGTGGCTACTTGTTCTTGGAGAGCCGCGATGAACTTCTGCTTCGCGCCGACATCAGCCGTTTCGGTGTTCTGCAGGTTCTTGAGTTCGCTGTCGACTGATGCGATCTGATTACGGGTCCGCGCCATCGCGTCGCCGGCGGCGAGCATCCCAGTGCGCAGTTCATCGGTCAGGCCGCTGGTCTTCGCCGTCTTGGCGAAGTCGTTCAAATCCTTAGTCGCCGCCTTGAGTTCGGCCGACATGATCGCGCGCTTGACCTGCAGGTCAGCGACATCGGCGGTTACAGAGACGGCGATATTATTTGGCATCGCTGTCTCCGTTCCAAAGCCTGATGGGAGGCGCGCGGTGGGCGCGGATTCGACTCTTCGGCGCGATGTCCTAGGATGCGGGCATCAGGGGCCGAAGGGGAGGGTTATGATACCGACAGCACTTATCGCGGCCGCGTTGGCGCAGGCTGCCGTCCAGCCAGCACCAACGCCGACACCGGAGCCATTCACTGTTGGCGTGACGACCTATCAATCGATCACCGACCAACTCGGCAAGCCGCAATCGGTGTCCATCCTCGGCGACGGGACGAAGATCATCGTCTATATGTCGAGCAGGACCAAGATTAAGGGCGCCAGCTTCGTGCCCATCGTCGGGCTCTTCGCTGGCGGCGCAAAGTCCAGAATGATCATCCGGACATTCACCTTCGGCCCTGATAGCGTTTTGCGGAATTATTCGACGACAGACAGTGCCGCCGATTGCAGCGTCGGGTTGCTCGGCGCGAAGTGCAAATAGCCTTCATTGCTCGAATTCGGGCAAGCCGAGATCGGCTTCCGGGGACTCGAATGCACTTGTTTCGGCCGGTGGCTCGTAGCCGAAATACCCAGCGAGGAAGACCTCGGTTGGTGGCTGCATGACGAGTTCGCGGGAATATATCTCATTCCAGTCCTGCAGCGTGCACCGGTCGAGCCAGTATTCCATCGGCTGATGGAAATACCTGATCAGCTTTGCGAGGATACCTCGGAAGTCGATTTCCGGGGCTTCTTCCGTTCCCCCTCGGCTTCCCCCGCGTCGTCAATCCCCTCCTGAGCGCTCACAGGCACCCATCCGCCGGTTTGATAACGCAACGCGAAAAAGGAGTTGATCAATTCTGCGGGTAGGATGGGGAGTTCGTCGAACGTCGCGCGATCGAGGTCCGGATCGGCCGCCTTGGCGCCGATAAAGGCGAGTTCGGCGAGTTCGGCCATTTCTTCTTCGGTGCAGTCGAGGCTGCCGCCAGAATTCGCGATGCGCTCGAGCAGGGTGCCGCCCGAAAGGGTGCGGCAGAGCGGATACGCCCTCATATTGAGGCGCAGTGGGAGGGGCGGCACATCAAAGATGCGGCCACCCAGCGTTACGGAATGAGGGTCGGTCATGAAAATACCCGTTGGCCGGTGCGCTGCTCGACTTCCCGTATCGTCCCCGGATGGTCCAGGGCTTCGATATAGATCGTCGGCAATTCCAGCGAGGAGGAGAGGTAGCGGGGGCCAAGCTTCGTGACGGTGTCGAGGAGGGCCGGTCGGTTCCAGCGAATCTCCTTGATCGTCCCGCAGGCCAGGGGCGGCAGGCGACGCTTGAAGCGGTATTCGCGGATCTTGCGAGCCACGAATTCAACCTCGCGCATCACGTCCGCCTCGGATCGACGGAACGCCACCATGATCTGTTCGGTCGGGACGCCATTGGCGACATTCTCGAAGATCAGGCGACGTTCCTCGCCGAGCTTTTCCAGGTCCGTGGCCACGGAACTATCAGGCGGCCTGGGCGAACGCGAAGGTGCCGAGCGTGTCCGACGCGTCGGTCGATGCCATGAAGCCGAAACTCGGCTTCGCGTAATCGCCCTGCTTGGTCGAGATGCCGGCGTCGCTCGGGATCGCATTGTTGAGCGTCAGGACGTCCTGGTCGCTGCCATAAGGAAAAACCATGACCGCGGTGAAGGCGCCGGCCGGGCCCATCAGCGAATTCGTGATGGTCAACTTCTCGCCGCTCGTCGAGCTGGTGTAGAGGTAGCTGATCTTCACATTCTTGTTCGCGTCTGCTGTGGCGAAGGTATAGACGCCAGCCGCGACCGAATACTGGCCCGTAGCGGGGCCGGACCATCAGCCGCGAGCACGACGCCGAGATCGGTCGTCCAGGCCGCGCTGTTCGCCACGGTGACCGTATAGGCGACGCTCCCAGGGATCGTGCCGGCCTCGAAATCCTGCTCGATGATCGTGCCCGACGAACTGCCGATCGCGAACATCAGATCGGCGAACAGGCGCGCGCTGTTGGCGCCCATCGTCACCTTGCCGGTGACCGACATATCGCCGGCCGCAACGGCGACGGGCAGGCGATTCTCGCCGAGCAGCGTCTTCGTGTTCAGCTTGAAGTCGATGCTCTGATCCTGCGGCACATAGGCGCGCATGGGGGTCGGGTTCGACACGGCGTTGATGCCGAAGAAACGACCGGCGCCGAAGATCTTCTTGCCGGTGAGGGATGCAGACATGGCAGTTACTCCTTGGTGCCGGCGGGCTTATCCGCCTTGGTTTCGGATTCAGATTGAGCCGTGTCGGGCGGCGTGGGCGTCGGAAGGTCTTCGCCGGTGAGGATGACATGCAGTCGGCGATGGAGGTCGGCGCACGCCGAGTGCGCCTGGTTGTATGCGTCGACGGCATAGGAAATCGGCGGTTGCTGGATCAACTCAGCGAACCAGACGTCGATGGCTTCGTGGAGCGCGTCCACGTCCAATGGTTTCTGGGGCATCGGGCCCTCCTTTCGAGTGGAAATGCCTGCGTGATCAGACGCGGAGCGTGATACGAACGGGAATGCGTGAGATGCCCTGGCCGCTCTGATCGCCAGGGGAATAATCGCTGCGACCTTCGATGCGGCACCAATAGACCAGGCCGCCCAGCGTGCAGCGCATGTCATCGTCGGCCTCAAGGCTATCACGCGCGCGACGATCGAGATTGCTCAGCGCAACATCGGGCGCTGCGGCAGGGTCTTCGCCTGCCTTGCTGTAGATCCAGATTTCACCTTCGATCGTGACGATCGGCAGGTCGCCGTCATATTCGTCGAGCGTTCCGGTCCTGCGCAGGAACAGGGCCGGCTGATCGGGAACCTGCTGCCAGTGCTTCACCCGACGGCCAGTGGTCAGGAAGCCGGTCGTAAACTCGGCCGCGGTCCCATTCCCTGTCACCGCGCCGGAAAGCGTCATCGTCCCGGCGTTGGCGTCGATTCCGCTGATCACCGCGCCGCGCGAAACACCGGGCCCAAACACCGGCAGACCGACGAATAGGTGTTCGAACGAAGAAACATTCGACAGCGTGGCGTCATCGACAGTGGAGTCTGCCGTGAAGACGATGGTTGCGGATGCCACCATGCGCGCGAAGAGCGCGTTCATCGGGGTTTCGAAGTCGGGGCTCATGCGTTTGTCTCGGCGACCGCCTTCTCGACGACGGCATTGAGCCGGGCGAGAACTTCGGGCTGCATCGCCGCGAGTGAACCGCGCTCGAATGCATATTCGGCGATGTTTGGCGTCCTGTCATAGGCGCCGACAAGCACGGCGACCGGCTCATTCAGTTTGTGGGCCCAGTAGTGGTCAAGCGACCTTGGGTGGGGAGACACTTCGGTCGGGCGATGCGCGCCGTATTCCAGCGCCCCGGCCTTGGCAAAAGCCTTGGAACCCTTTTCCGCCGAAATGTCGATGTAGCCTGTGATGCGAGTCTTGTCGGTGAAAACCCGCCGGCGCACCTGGCTGCGCAACTCGCCTGCCTCGACCGGCACCGCCGCCTGAACGAGGGAATACAGGTCACTCGATAGGCTCTCGATCTCGCGGCGCAGATCGTCGTAAAGGACGTCCGGGAAGGCATCAAAACGCAACCCGACCTGGCGATCGCCAGTGATATCGATGCGGATCGAGTCCATCAGACGAGCACCGGCATGCAATAGAACTCGAGCGCCCCCTCGATGTCCGGCGAGAAGGGGCCGGTCTGGCCAGGCACGGCACCAAACCACCAGCGCTCCATGCCGACACCTGGCGTCTCACGCTGCACCAGCGATGGGTCGCGACCCTTGGCGCGGTAGCGCGCCGTGATCAGCCGCAGTGCGATTTCGACAAGGTCGTCAGGAACAGCCTTCGTCGCGTAGGTGAACGAAAGCGATTTCCCCGCATCCGCAGCGTTGAAGGTATAAGCACCAGCGGAAACGGCATATTGGCCGGCAGTCGGTGCGCTCGAAACCAATGTCAGCAGCGTCCCATTGGGATAGGCGACAGCCTGATCGCACGAAAAGACAGCACTCTGTGAAACCGTCACTTCATACGGCGAAACACCAGGCACGACATGGGTTTCGACAGCCGCGGCGCCGTAGCCAGCGACATAGCGGACCGTCACTGGCAGCGCTTCCCAGATCAACGCCATGCCTGTCGACGCATCGATCCTGGTGAGTTCCCCTGTGGCGGGATTCACCGTGAAGCCCGCACCCTCGGCGAGCGTTTGGGTGAGCCCGGAGGGCTGCGTCTGGATCACCGACACAACATCGATCAGCGGCCATCGGGTAAGCTGCAGGATCGAAGAGCCCAGCGCTCGGCTGGTCGACGTCCGCGGATCTACGCTGAAGGCGTCGCTCACGAATTCCGGCGAGAATGTCCGCTTCGTGTAAGCCATGACCGCGCGCGACACCTGAGTGATCGCGCGGCGAAGCCAGCTATCATCGGCCGTATTATTGCCGCCGATCGCGAGCTCATCCTTCGCCGTCGTGAGATCGGTAAGGTCGAAACTCGCCGCCGGCGCGATGACGGTCGTGACAGCCGAGAAGGTCATTGCCAGGCTTCCTTCGGCTTGCCGGTCGCACGCCATTCGCCGACGGGCTGCGTCACGGGCGCGGTGTCATCGCCAGGGGCGGACGGCCAAAGCACCGTCAGCTCCAGATGACCGATCGACACCCGGTTCGCGATATAGAGGCTGTTTCCCGCAGCCTCCCATGCACGCCAGAAGGCGATGTCGGCGTCCGTACGCCCATCGTTCCACGAACCATCGGGCGCGGGGATGTCCGCGAACCACGGCTTGGGAAGCGCGGCGAACTTGTCGGCCCTCATCAGGGTCAGGCCGAAATGAGCGGTAGCCACCTTGGTGACATCGCCGTCGAACGTGTCGACCGAGACTTGCGTGAGCCCGGCCCCCGACTCGTCCGTCATCGTGAACAGTCGGCCGCTTGCGCTGCCTCGTCCGGCCTGGACCGCGGCGATCGCGTCGATTTCCGGATGGCAGCACATCAGCTGCATCAGGGTCGCGACGTCGCGCTTGGTGAAGACCGAGTCGTAATCGAGCGTCAGGACTGCGTCAGGACCGTCGTCGCGAAGCGCTTCTTCGATCACCCGCTCGATGCACTGGCCCCAATAAGCGCCGGAATGCCGACGCAACTTGATATTGAGTGGCGGCAGCGCTTCGACGGAAGAAAACATGTTATCCATGAAGCCGAGCCGCGGCACCGACATGACGGCCGACACGCCGATTTCCGTCGTGTGGGGCTTCGTGCCGGCCAGGTTCAGCGAGATCGGCAACGATGCGCAATCGGGCAGTTCGGACGTCCAGGGTCGGATCAGCATCAACCCGGCGCGCGCCATGGCGGCCTTGAGCAGCCGCTCATCGAACAGGGCCTTATGGAAGTCATCGTCTGCTGACTGGCCGCCCATGACGAATGCCTCGGTCGGCATCTGGGCGCCAGCGAGGTACCCCTCGGCTATCTTCTCGAAATCAGGCACCGCGATGCGCAGTTCGCCGCCAGGCTTCAATGCCCGGACCCACTCGGCAAGCACGGCGCCGATTTCAGCGGTCGCGAAATGCTCGAGGATATGGCTGGCCCGGATAACATCGCACGATCCGTCCTCGACGCCCTCCAGCGGGAATATTGCCGAGCCGTGAGCGTTGCCCATCGGCACGAAGCCCTCGGGCGAACATCTGCCAGCGCCAAGATCGAGGCAGCGCATCAGGCGGCCCGCGCTTCAGCGTTGTCTCGCGCCTCGAGCGGATAATCGTCCGTTGAATCGTATGGCGTGGTATTGAAGCCCGCCAAAACGCTTCCGGCCATAAGATCGAACCAATGATAGACACCGGCCGGGACCTCATAGACTTGGCCGATTATCATCCGCTCATATTTGCCGTCCCGGCAGATATTTCCGTCGCCTTGGAGCAGGGCGAATCGCTCGTCCTTCTTCAGATGGAAATGCTTTCCGATCACACAGTCCTCTTTGACCGTAATCAGCTTTCCTTCCGGAAAGCTCTTGAGGTCGCGACGATCGTCGCTGTGGCTGGTCGATAGCTTGGCCATTTCCGCGTCGACCATGATGCGAACAAGCTGATCGAACTTCACCATCGGCTCGAAGCCCAGAACGGTGCGGCTCTTAGTCGCGTCGCCGAGCAGCAGATCGACTTCGGCCGGCCTGGTCAGGTCGCTGTCGTAATCGACATGGTCCTGCCAGTTGGCGATGCCGACATGCGCGAAGGCCGCGGCGACGAATTCCTCGACGGTGTGCGTCTCGCCGGTCGCAATGACGAAATCGTCAGGCGTCTCGTGCTGGACGATACGCCAGATCCAGTCGACATATTCCGGCGCGTAGCCCCAGTCGCGCTTCGCGGCCAGATTGCCGAGGACAAGCTTTTTGCGTCTGCCCGTGGCGATCTCGGCGACCGCGATGCAGACTTTGCGACTTAGGAACGCCGGGCCGCGGCGCGGGCTTTCATGGTTGAACAGGATGCCGCAGGAAATGCGGGTGCCATAGGCCTCGCGCCAAACCTTGGCGATGTGGAAGGCGGCGACCTTGGAGGCACCATAAGGCGAGCGCGGGCAGAATGCCGTGGTCTCCGTCTGCGGGGTCTCGCGGACCTTGCCGAACATCTCGCTCGAGCATGCCTGATAGATCTTCGCGTCGATGCCCAGCGTCCGGCAGCTTTCGAGGAGGCGCAGCAGCCCGGTCGCGTTGATGTCCTGAGTGGCCTCGGGATTGTCGTAGGAATCGCGAACCTGCGACATTGCGGCGAGGTTGTAGATTTCGTCGGGCTGCACTTCCTGCAGGATACGGAACAGGCTCGACCCATCGGTCATGTCACCGGTGTGGAGCGTGATCAGATCGCGGATTGCGGCGAGGTTGGAATAGGTCGGCTGGGAGATACGGCGAACAAGGCCGTGAACCTCGTAGCCCTTGGTAATGAGCAGTTCGGCCAAGTACGACCCGTCCTGCCCGGAAATGCCGGTGATGAACGCCTTCTTCATGGGATTTCCTCTGTCGGGAGGGTGTAGCAGCAAGGGCGCGACTGCGTCCGCTGTCGCGCCCGGCTCGGCTATCTTCCGAGAGCTGTGTTGGACATGCACGCTAGTGCATTCGCAGCATTGAGCGCGGCCTGCGAGAAGCGCATTGCATCGCCCGAGTCGTGGGCCAAGGCCGCCTGCGTAATCAGGCGTTCCACATTGCTCTTCATTTCGTCTTTGTTTCCCATCGGGTTCTAGCTCCGAATAGCCGCGCAGAAGGGATCGCTCGGTGACGCGCGGCGGTGTCACCAGAGTTGAATTTCGTGGAAGAGGGCGGTGAGGACCGGACCGACACCCGGTCCCCACCTATCGGCGCGACGACTTCCTGTCCGGGTGTCGGCCCGGAACTCGTTACTCGGCGAGCGGCTGCTCTTCCGATCCGGCCGGGGCGTCACCCACGGCCTCGTCCGAGAGGGATGCGCCGGCCAAGGCGTCGTCGAGCTTGGCCTGGGCCTGGGCGTACGCTTCGTAGGCGTCCGCCGCAGCCTTGGTGAGGGCGGCGATGTCGTTCTTGGCGGCCATCGATCAGCCCTCCACCAGCGTCATGGCATTGGCTTTCGCCGCCGTGATGGGCGCCTGCTCGCCGCGACCCAGATTGGCGATCGCGGTGATCGTCTGGGTGGTCTGCGGGCTGAGGGCCACCTGCAGATAGCGCTTGCGCGATCGGCAATCGACGTTGAACTTCCAGTTGTTCTGGAGGACCGCGGTCGCCGCCGTGTTGGCGTTCGGCATGGTCGGGGTTGCGAACGCGGTGATGTCGGCGAACGAGGAGGCGTTTGTGACGTCTGCCTCCTGAAGTTTGCAGACAGTGGGGACGTTCGACACGACATCCGC